ATCCGCTTTAACTATACCAGTAGGGTTGTTGACAACTGGAGCAGTCAAAGTCTTATTGGTCAGTGTGGCGATGGCTGCATCTTTTGTAGCATCTGAAGTATTGTCTACGTTTGCAAGGCCGACATCCGCTTTAACTATACCAGTAGGGCTGTTGACAACCGGAGCAGTCAAAGTCTTATTGGTCAGTGTGGCGATGGCTGCATCTTTTGTAGCATCTGAAGTGTTGTCCACGTTTGAAAGGCCAACCTCGGACTGAGTGACAGCGTGAGGGTTTCCCGCTACTAATTGGCTGTGGTCAAAGGCTATCTTACCCCTATCGCCACGGTACGCGGTGGTGTCAGTCTCACCTAGCAACAAGGCAATAGCAGCGAGATCGTCTACATATCTCTTTATGCTTTGCTGTGAGGCTAACTTTGTCTCAGAGTCACTGATCATATCGTCTTCATCGAGGAAGGCGGTGCCCGATACATCCCCGTTCAGTACCGGATCTAAGGCGGCTACGAGGAAGTCGATGACCTCATTCATAATCTCAGCTACGATATAGAGATTAAGAGTGGACCCGTTAGCGTGAATCACGGCGCTAGTGCCCCCAATCCCTCTAACTACGGTGAGGTCGCTGACATTAACAGCCGTGACCTCCACTATCTCTGCCTCAATAGACATATAGACAGGTAGGACAGGGATAAGGGTTGCGACAATCCCCGTCACAGGGATAATTGTATCGATGGCATTGATCGGCCCATTCAGGGTTAGAAAGTAGTTGTTGAGGGCTTTGTGAAACACCATGATATAGTCTCCTTATTGAGGGTTCGCTACAGCTTTGAACCATGACTTTATGGCCAAAGGGCCACTACCACCTTGCTTTGTCCTGACAAGTTTAAATCTACTCACTCCATCACCCAGGAAGTCCTGATTGATCTCGGCAAACTCCCAGGTGCCTTGGGCAATAGCTCTGATGAGTCTCCACTCGGTGTCGGAACCCCAGTAAATGGCGACCATGCCTGTGCCAGGTATTGCAGCGCCAAACAGTTGAACCTTGGCGCTCTCGCCATCAGCTACCGCATCGGTAAAGAATTCATCCTCGGAGCCCGAGATATCTGAGTCAACAATTAACACTAATAGTTTTAAAGCTGCCATCAGGAGGCCCACCCAGCACCTAGAAATACAGGCACGTTTGAAGTGTTGACGAGTTTTATAGTTAGCTTCTTGACGCCATCCCCCACCACAGAGAAGTCGACAAGACCATCATTACCGCTTTGATGGGTGCAATATAATACCACATTGGCTCCCACCTCATCCCAGATGATAGCCACCACTGTGTCAGGAGAGTTACCCGCCTGACCATAGCAGGTATCAACCTGTAGAAGCTCAAGGTTGGCTGGGACGTGGTCCAGCACCTCGGAGGAGTTAGCGGCTACCAATTTGAATAGTCTGCCTGTGGGTTTAACGGACACCATAACTCCTCAATCATATATGATAGTGGTTGACAGTTGGGCGCTGGACGAGACTAATACTAGACCATTGCTGAATGTATGCTCAAATGTTATGGCTTGGACACCATTACCCACCATGGGTATCTCAGATATTACTACACCACCAGCCGTCTTGGAATCGTAGAGGGTTATGGCTTCCGAGGATGCTCCACCACCAACTCTAGATAGTACCAGGCGGTGAAGGGTGCCGGGGGTCTCCTTTATTATTGTGGTCCCTGAAGTATCTATAAATCTGAAGTCTGGAACAGCGAAGGGACGGCCAACCCTGTAAATTCCTAGAGCCCTGAATCTCAGGTCGTGTTGCTCGGCGCTGCCGTTTATGTTGTAGAGTCTAGCTCCAGCCTTCAGGTGAGGAGTACCGATGTAGGGACCAGCAGCAGCACCCTGTACATGGAAGAGGAACGGGCCTTGAAAGAATCTGGCTGTACCGGCGTTAAAACCTATTTCATATACTGTGGTGAGGTTATTCTTAGACGGTATGAACCCTGTGAAGGCTGACTCATTGACGACGATCTCCACCCCATTCCTGCGAGTGACGATGTTGAACTCTCCAGCGGTGTACCTAACAAATATGCCGTTGCCCGTGAGTGGGTTGCCAGCATCATAGGCTCCCCACTCGGCTATGGTGTCAGGGGATTGCCAAACATCTGATAGCTGGGCTGCAACGTGAGCAGTATTGAAGTGGCCAGGATAGAATCTAGCTCTGGCAAAAGTGGTAACACTAACGTCAGCATTGGCCCCTCCGTTGGTGTCTAGTATTAGCTCGCCACCTGTTTCGTTTTGAGTAGCGCCGTTGACCTCATTCAGAGACCACTTTACAGGTGAGATGGGGCCCTCGCTGAAAGCATCCCCTACTAGGTGGACGATTTCAGATATCTTAAGGGCACCAGCAGGGGTGACAAGGGTAGGTATCCCTGTCTGCGGGTCAAATATCGCCACTCCCATGTCAGCACTATTGGTGCCTCGAAGGTTGCGGTAGATACCATCAGGCCCTTGCACAACAATGGCGCCTCTTGTATTTGTAACGTCCTCGTCGCCTTGCAAGGATTGGTTAAGTCTAGCGGTCAGTTCGCTTTTTGTGGCGTGGAATATGACTTCGATGGCGAAGGAGGTTTGAACCACTAAGTCGTTAACATATCTAACCCTAAAATATCTGGCAATAACCTCCAGGGTGCGAGGGTTAGCTGTCGATGGGTCGAGGACAGGGATAGTTATGGTTCTATCCGCTGTGATGCCGTCAATACTGAACTCCAGGAATAGAGTACCGGTGGCCGTGGTGGGAAGGCCATTCACCAGGACGGTTATACCATCGAATCCCTCTGTCCTAACGAAGTCGGGGGTGAATGAGCCTCCAGGGGCGATAGGCCCGGAAGGGGAGAGAGACGGAACCCCACCTTTTTCCGCGCTGCAATCTATAGCGTTTCGCACCTTCATATTGGAACAATCCTTATAGCCGCATCGATGTTGCCGACAGTCCCAGCCGCAGGCACCCACGAGAACTTGATGAAACCTACCGTCAACCATTGAGCAGGCAAGGAGACAATAGAGCTGGAGTCGCTACCCTTAACCGTCACCCGAACGTCCTCGCAGCTCACTAATACTTCCCAGACATACGGGTCACTGAATAGGGACGCGTACCAAATAATCTCTCCACGAACGCCAGCACCCCATTTGAACTGGTAATTTATAGCAGCGGTGGGCTTCCGCATGTCGATGACAGGGCTGTCAAATCCCGCCGCCGAGTCTATACCAGAGAGATACTGCTGATTTATAGCTGCGAACGTGGACCCCATTAAAGCACCTCCTCCACTCTAACCCAGTTGGAAATCAGCTCCCCTACCCCATAGATAGCATTCATATCGCCGCTGCCGCCCTCGCCATACCTATCAATAGTTTCGGCTATCTCCCAAAGCACCTCTATCCCAGGAGAGCCGGGGGCGACAAATTCGAAGTCGGTAAAGAAAGTCCTTGCTCCGAGGTCCATGTTCGCCAAGTTAGCCGTCAGGGAAAGGCTACCGGAGAGAGTGGATAAAACCCTCATAATTCTTGAGGCTACAGACACAACATCGAAGTTGACCAACAAGGTGCATCTATACCTGCGGCCAGCCAGCACCTCCATAGGGAGTTTGATCTGTCCCGGAGTGATAAGGTTGTGCGCCGCATTGGTGGAGGTGTTGGACAGTGGCCTAATCCATGTCTTCTTCACCGGGACACCCTGTAGGATATCCAAGTTGGTGCCTGGAGTATCGGTAGTAGTGGACAGGGACAAGAGGCCCGAGGCGACAACCCGAATACCGTCGGGGTTCTTAGCAATGAATACGGCCTCAGTTGGCAGTGCAACAAAGGCGCTGAAATCGACAGGGTTGGTTATAACTCCAGCGTCATCCCTCTCAATGTCTAGGAAAGCACCGTTAAGGCTGAAGGTCAGCTCACTATTTACAGTGAGGGTGCCACTTAACGATAGGGCGTTTGATGGGGGGCTGCCGATCTTAGGGTTGATCGTGTATATAGTATCCGACCCATCGACTATTACGATAGCCAGTCCAGAGGAAAGGATTAAAAGAAGTTCCTGATACTTGGCACCGTACAGGGTTTCTGGCTGAAATTCAGTCCAGGTGGTGGCGACGCCTGGAGAGGTGTAGTTCCATTGAAGCAAGCCGCCAACGTTCTCAATGGCATTGCACCAGGGGTAAACGTCACCGTCTACAATCCTACCCGTATCCCAATCCCATAGATCAGTGGTTGAGTCGCTGCCCACATCATCTGGGATTACGGAGTCGAAGTAGGTTACCCACTCATGAACAGCAAACTGCCAGTAATTTTGCTGTTGAAGGTTAGGTTTTTCGCCCACCTGGGACGGCAAGTTTCCTGGCAGGGTTTGCCATCCCAGATTCCACCTACTGGAATCCGTAGGGATTTTTAGGGCAGCGCCTGAGGTGGCCCAATCGGTTTTCTCTATAGGTTTAGGCATCAGTATAGCTCCTCTATTTGTATCCAGTTGTTAGGACCTGCCTGACCATATAAATCCGAAAGTGAGACAGTCCCGATCACCCTCTTAAATCCTTTTCCAGAGTTAAAGGCAAGGACCAGGTCACCGAAGCCGAAAACGACCGGGAAGGCGGTGCCCCTTATTGAGGGGTCGGTCTTAGCAGGTGGCATACCTATTGAAGCAGCACGAGCGTTCTGAGTGGCATCAGCAGATATACGCATGTAGTCTATGCCGCTGCCCAGGAAGCTAATATTGTAGTTTATCCGCAACGCCGAATTCCAAGCGTTAGTGCTAGGGGTAACGTCCCACCTGCAAGAGTTATCGAGCTGAGTAACAGCCGTAGTGCTGGAAACATCAAGTGGCCTTATCCATCTACGCTTTGTTTCTAGACCCCTGACATTGCCCCTCGTCGAGTTGGCGAACTCCAGGGATACCTCATTGACGCCAGGGAGTACAACCCGCCAGCCGTTAGGGTTTAGAGAGGAGAAGAGGTTGGTGGCAGCTAAGTCTTCTATCTCAGCGAATGAGGAAAAGAATGGCGTTGACTGCGACACCCCGTTCTTAAGGACAGTCATGTTGAATGAGAACCCATTGAATCGAATGTCAAGGCCAGTACCGGGAGCTAGAGAGCTTACGAGAGGTGCGATGAAGTGTGGGGGTGACGGAGTGCTAACGTACATAACCCAGGTATCGCCGTTACCGTCGTTGACCTGGAGGCCCAACCCCTTCAGAAATATGTCGTTCAACTCATAATACCTGGCACCCACCCACGTATCGCTTTTCTGTGAGACCCAGTTGTTGGCAACGGCACCCACTGTAGGCATGAAACTAAGCCTCAGGTCGTTGCCGGTCTGGCCTAGAACGGTGGACACAGGGGTTGCCTGGAACGGGAACCTGTTAAAATCCTGATGGCCTGTGGTCCACTCATAGAGATCAACTATCTGAAACTCAGTGCTGGACACATCGGGGACGGCACCATCAGTCCACTCTATCCACTGCTGGACAGCATTTTGCCAGTAGTTTTGATAGTTCAGTATGGGCTTCTCTTCCACACCGCCAGGAGCAACCCAACCCAGCTCCCATTGAGCCGATGTGGTGGCGACAGTCAGAGCCGCAGGGTCTTGAGCCCATCTTATGTCGTCGATGTCAGGTTTAGCCATGCTGCCCTCTTAAGTCAGTATTGTGGTGTATGAGCCGCCGCCAACATTTGCCCCACCTAAGGATAGGAGCGAGGCAAAGCCTATGCCCCCCACAGTGTTGCTAAAGACAAATGCGTCACCAAGGATTTGGATGGTGGTTGCAAGCTCCACACCCGAAGCCTTCGCCTGATTGAGAGCATCCAGCAGGACAGCAGGGTCTAAGATCGGAGCAGGTACGGAAGATGTGGAGGTTGCCACCCCGGACAACAATGCGTTCTCTACAAATGCAAGCACAGGTCCATAGGTTTGCAGTCTTACCGAACCCAGGGGATATGCGTCGGAAACATTGAAGGTGTACTTCCTAAGAGCAGGATCCCAGGTTATGTCTATGGCGTTAGCCCAGGAAGGAGCTGATAGGATAGTCCCTTCAGTAAGACTGGCCAATTGGTAGGGGAAATAGGTTCCCTGAGGTATTAGAACCGCTTCGTAGGGGCCGAAGTTCGTAGTCCTAACCTCCAACGTATTGTTGGTGCCATCTATCACTATTGGAGTTTCTAGCAGGTAGTTGATTTGCACTCTAGCTGGGAAAGCCTCGGTCAGCTCAAGTATTTGTAAGTCTTCCCCCGACATGGCCACCACTACGGACAGCAAATCCCTAGCTGTGGTGTTGGAGTTGTTGGCAAATATCTGGGCGAAAATCTTGTTGAGGTATAGGTTATCCGGCAAGCCTGACCGGGAAGCTCCTACAATTTGTCCAATCCTGTCCAGGTTAACCCCTGTAGAGTTACCGAGACTCCTACCAGCAAGGATCGCATTCATCACATCCTCAAGACCTTGGGCTGGAGATGTGAAGGCGTGAACCATGGCTTGCCAGCCGTTGAAGTCCTGCCCATCTATGGTGAGGGTGGCGTCGATATCTTTGATATACTGGTGCAGTCTCCCACTAGCTTGGGAGTAGTGGTCGCTGATTGGCGCTATTGTTTTTATTGCCATGGCTCCCCCCTATAGGAACGAAATATCGCTTGAGCTAATGCTGGCGAATTCGGACACGTCTATAATTACGTTGCTATTATTATATATGATGTTATCCACCGAGGACTCAATGGCTATGGTGTCAATCCCGACTATATTTAGGTTGCTCACCGCCGCCACAAGCTGATAGTTGATGACGTCTGCCCCCGGCTGCAGGGTGGCAATACTAAAGGCTACCAGGCCATCTAAAATAGCTGCCTCTGCTATGGCTTGCACATAGTCCGCATTAGTGACCAGAGTGATCTCTAAGTACAGTCGGATGGCGACTATCTCAGAGAAAAACAACGTGTGCGTGTCGCCCTCAATGTCTAAGGCCACGCCCTCTACTGTGCCAACCGTTTGGATACCTGCTGCTTTGGAGTTCCATAGAGACTGGGCCACGGCATTTATACTTGTGGCATCGGCGGAATTCTGAGTGGCAAACACCGCCCCAGCTTGAGATGCTCCACCCGTCACCACTGACGCTACAACCACATCGGTGTCCGAACCGCCCACGATGACTACCGTGTCTGTGCTTGAAATAGTGGCCTGGGATATAAGGGGATTGGCCTGTAAAAGAGTGGCGATAAGTTGCAGGGTGATATCATTGTTGGTGTCAAACGCTATGGGGGAGCCAGCGATAGGTACAGCATCTATGGTGACATCTATGAAGTTGCCCACTACCAATGGAGCATCATATAGGAGGGTGCCTTCCTGCCCAAACACTGTGTTGGTGTCTTTAGCTACAAATGCTTCGAAGCTGTGAGGGGGCCGGCCGTCTACTGTGAGGTCGGTGTCATTTGCAATAATGGTGGCGTTCCTGACCTCGGCTAGTAAGGTAAGGGCTCCCACGATACCTGATGCGGTAGAGGTGCCAGCCGTTCCTAGTTGTTGCTCCCTGCGGATTTTCAACTCGGAATCAGACTCCTCGTCTTCCCCTCGAGTGGCATCGAGGTCGTTGGTTACAGATCCCACATTGGTAGGAGTCGCCAGCATGTTGGTTAGCGACCCCGCTAGAGCGCCCACGCTGCCTAGCTCGTTGGCAGTCGCAGACACGATAGCCGTTGAGGTTAGGTTAAGTATGGTGGCCTCGATATCCGTAATCCAGACAACAGTAGAGGTGATTTGCCCACTGGTTACTTGAGTACCTGCGGGAATAGTAACCGGACCATCGCCGATGGGATTGCTTCTGGTAAATCTCAGGTCGACTGTGGAAAAGGTGGCTGCTTCTCTGACGACTCCGTTAAATGCCGACAACTCATCCAGGTAAACCCCGAATGACGTATTAGGGAACGATGCCTGATAAATAGACTCCAATAGCTCATACAGGAGGAAATATCTCTCGGCAAATATGCCTACCAGGATGCCGAAGGGAGAGGTTTCAGCTAGGTTGATACCGTCACCAAAGGCTTCCTTAAGCTCGTCGCTTATTTCCTCCTTAATGTCGGCCAGTCTATCAATCACTAGTCCTGTGCCGTCGAATGTCGCCATCTTATCACCCGCCCTGATTTAAGTTGTAGTCTAGCACACCGTCAGTGGTTCGAGCCCTGAAGGTAATGGACAATACCCTGGTTTTAGGTTCCAGAGATAGGTTGAAGGTTTCAATATTCAGTATGCCTGGGATGGAATTTATAGCATCCAAGTAAATGGATTCTATTTGTGCAATGGTGGTGGACTTTTGAAGGATGGTCTGGAAGTTGGGAAGCCCTAAATCTGTATCGAGGAACCAATCCCCCTGCGAGGACGATAGGGTTTGATTGAGCAACTGACTGATCTCTTCAATGCCAGTGACGATCCCTAGGGCACCATCGACCACAGCGATATCGCCTTCTTCGTTAACAGCTATGTTCGCCATGGCCCACCTCCTAAACCTTAAGTTTCAACAAATCGGCCTTCAGACCAGCGAGGGCAGCGGTAGTCTCAGCATCCACACCGCCACCGCCGCCAGCAGGGCCGGGGGGTCCAATACCGTAGAAGGCTCCCCCAACTAAATCCATTAATGCTGCCATGATGTCTATGATATCCAGCGGCCCTATCGGGACCGAAACAGGAGCACCCACAGGAAGACCGGGCCCAGCTCCAGTGGTTATTATGGGGGTTATAAACTGCAGACTGTCGCCCAAAAATACTTTCTGAATATCAAGCGTGGCCACCCCATCAACTATCTTGAGGAACTTGCCCACCACCGGGGTCGGGTCGCCAATGAATACCTTCTCGCCCCGCAGCTCAACAAACCCATCCTGTAGGGGTATTAGGGGCAAGTCTAGCTTGGATTGGAGGCCGGGGATAGCTATGGCATCGTTTATATCGTGGAGCCGACTATCAAACACCTGACCCTCTAATCCGGTCAGCAGCCAGTCATCCATCGACCGCTGGGAGAATATAAGCCCCACAGGATCTCCAACCTCTATGGGGAAAGATAGCCCACCTGTAGCGGTCCTGGGAAAGACCACCGGGACATCCGTAAGTTCCGGCCTCCTCACCAATTCAGGGGGATCAATCATGGTCCTCTTGAAGGAAGGCTGAACCGAGACTGTATTAAGTAGGGCCTCATAGGAGGTGACTACGCCGGGCATGAAGGTGTTGATCTCTAGCTGATTAGACCTGATAGCGTCGAGGATTATATCCACGATATCAGGATCTTCATCGCCTGTTTGCCTTATACGACCACTACTCACGCAAGACCTCCGGTCAATATTGCCGTTTCTATTTGAGCTAAGGTAGTGAATGCTTGTTTGGAGGTGAGTGCTGCCATCTCAAGACTCATCGTCCAGTCGTCCCCATAGTTGTCGCCTTTAGATACCACAGTCTTAACCACATAGGCACCTACCAGTGAAGGGTCAGAGACTGCTAGGGCCACTAGGGCTCCAGGCTTTATTAGAGGATTTATCAGCGATTGAGCCCTGACAATTTTACCATCTGTGTAGGGCCGCCCGATGAGGCCGCTATATCTCGACAGGACCACCGGGGGGACTGGGGCCACAGGGACGGCATCAGTTCTAATGGTACCTACTCCGTCTTGCACATCGAACTCGAAACCATACTTGCTGCCCAAATCCTCCAGCACTCTAACAGCACCTCCCGAGAAGGATCGGCCTCTCTTGAGGGCCAACCCGATGGGGGGATAAGGCCCCAGTACAATTCCTGAATTGATGAGGACTACAGCGACATCGGCTATAATGAAATCGATGGGGGTTCCTATAGGGTACGCCTTATTTACAAAGGAGGTACTAAGAGAGGCTGCTCCATCTGTAACCTCAAATGTGGTAACGTAATTGGGCGGCTCCCACAATGTCTTAGAGGTCCCTCGACCAGTAAATAGGACACCTTTTAGCAAGCCATACCCTGCCGACAGCACTACCTGAAGTTTGGGACTTCCTCCTCTACTGGTGGGTGCTAGAACCAGGCCCCTATTGAATGTGGATAAGTTATACACAGATATTTTGGCTGTATTTTTTTTGGGCTTATATCCCTTCTTCAGCTCGAAAGTCACCCTCAAGTTAGATGGGGTTATGAGGAATTTAAAGGGTGGGGATAAGTTAACCACAGAGACGCTTACCGACCTGCCAAACAAATCACCTGGACTGCTTAGTGCCATCTATGTTGCCCCTTCATCAGCATCGACCTCTTCCTCAACCTCTGTACCCTCCTCGACGTACATAAGCTTGACTATATTGCCTATCGAGAATCTATCGGCATCGGCAAAAAAGTCCTTGGAAGTATTGATGGCTATAAGATCGCCCTTAGGTGCGGAAGGCGACACATTTTGTCTGAGAAATATGAACCCGGTAAGGAAAGGATTCCCAGTCTGTATGTTAACTCCCAGGCTGTCCTTTAGGTCGAAAACCCATATCTCCCTCCTGGTGTTCCACCGGAACTCAAAGTTAAAAGTTTCCCCATCCAAGACAGCCGTGAAACTGAAGGCCGGATCTGTGTTACTAATCGGTATTTCAACAATCGCCATAACTATACCGCCGATGTCTGAGAGTGGAGCCAACTACCCTTTTTGCGGGGAACCTTAGGTGCAGAAGCTTTGGTGGGGCTAGGCCCTTTAGCCTTTGACTTAGGTAAGGATGAGCCAGCGGGTTGCTTCGCTGCCAGCTCCTTGGCTATGCCCAAGATACTTTTCACCACCTCCACCTTCTGGCAGGTCATGTCGAACATTAGAGAGTCGCCATGCTGAGCATCTTGAGTGAAACTGAGGGAGGTCATAACCATATTCTGGTATAGGTCATCGCTAAAATAAGTCCTGAAGGTGAAAGGAACACCCTGTCTGAACATGGATTCCATACCCTTCATGGCTGTTTTAGGGTAGTCCCCGCTGAAGACACCTCGATTGACATCGTTTAATAGGACGGCATAGGTTGCGTCAAGGCCAGTTCCAAAGACACCTCCAAGAGCTGCTGCTGCCGAAACCGCTGCCGAAAGGGCTGCCGCAGCAAATGTGGCAGATGACCCGGTTAGGTTTTCAGCGGTTAGCCTCCCTTGCAGTAGGGAGTTAGCCAGTGTTAGAAGGAAGTTGTCGGGTGACTCAGATATTATACCCTTGACCGATAGCGTCAGGGGGTCAGGCTGCACATGGTCAGATATATTTGTGCCTCCATCCACAGGGAATTGAGTGGCCTTAGCCTTCATATCCGTCTTAAGAATGGTGGTGGCATCTAGGGTAAAGCTTACTTTCGTCCCCGGAATACCCGGATTATCGAACGATATCGACGACGCTCTGTTAGTGAAGAGGCTAACAATCGCCGATATTATTCCTGGTCCTAATGTCGCCATATCTCCTCCTAGTTACTGGCGTTTGTCTTTACTGCCTCGGCTGTCCCCTTGTTGATGGCGCTTTGAGTTTCAGCGGGGGTCCCTCTAGTGACAATATTGTTGGTCTGATTTACCGTTGTGTTTGGGGGAGATGGAGAGGCAGAGGGTGACTCGCCGAACGTCGGATAGAATCTAGAATCACTTGGTGGCGATGGCGCTTGGTAGCCAGGAGCCGACCTGACTTTATTAGTGATCGCCCCCGCAGTTCTCAGCTTATTCATCACCTCATGGACTTTTTTCTCTGAGATACCAGTCCCCAACAACCAGTCTAAAAAGCCGCCGCCCTCATCCAAAGGATTAGCCAGGATTCCCTCGGACTTCCTAGTCTTAGCTTTTGTTGCCAGGCCCTCTTTTACGCTTATGCCAGCGCCCTTCAAAACATCTGCGAAATCCAACCCCTTGGCCATCTTTATCAGGTCCCCTATCAGCGAGGGGTTCCCTGCCTTAAAGGCGGCATAATCTTCTAAGGCAACGATTAGGGCAAAAAAGGCCGCAGTCATAGGGGATATGGCAGTAACAAATCCTAGAGCAGCTATCTTCAGGGCACCCACGTTGTCCAGGCCCAAATCCTTGAGTAGATTGAAGCCGGAGTCTTTGAGCAGGGTCATATTTTCTATAAAGTTCCTGAACTGCTCAACTATCGGCACCTTATTTTCGCCCAGCCACTCCTGAATAGTCTTAGCTATATCTTTAGCCTCAGGTAAAATTTCCATCCCCATAGTCTCACCGATATCGATCAGCCCATCCTTAATGTTGGATAGCCGACCGAAGAAGGTAGTGGACTGTAGCTCCATGGCTTGGAAGAATAGTCCGCCCTCCCCTGTAAGGCTGGCGAAAGCCTCCTTCACAATCTTAAATGTTATCTTGCCCTGCTTGCCCATATCCCTGAGCTGCTCACCATTCTTGCCAGTAACTTTTTGAAGGGCTGTATAAATGGGGATACCAGCTAGGGCAAACTGTTTGAGGTCAAGTGCTGAAGCCTTGCCGACAGTCTTGATTTGGATAAAGTTGAGAAGCATCCTATTAAGCTTGTCGCTGTTGCCTCTAGTAACATCGCCCAGCGTCCGAAGGGAGGGTATGACTTCCTCGGCTGCAAAACCACCTGCAAGCAAGGCCGAAGATAAGTCCCTAAGCTCTGGAATTTGAAAAGGGGTTTTCTTAGCGAACTGTGTCAGGTCGTTGAGCATCTCTTTGGCTTTTTCACCGGACTTCAAAAATCCTGTGAAAGAGATCTCGGCTTGCTCTCTAGCACCAGCCAGCTTAAGTATGGAGCCCGTAAGCAAGGCGCTGCCGCCAACGGCCACGCCAGCCGCTCCGATGCCGAAGGCTCCTAGACTTCCGGCACCCGCAACAGAAGCTAGACTGCCGGCCCTGCTGCCGAAGCCACCGCCACCACCAGTACCGCCACCGCCCCGGCGACCACCGAAGAAGCCACGTCGCCCACCACCACCGCCCACCACACCGCCAGCACCAGAAAGGGCTACAGATTTGCCGTATCGTCGAGCCGATACCGTGGCCGAGTCCCAACTCCTCTTGAGTCTACGAAGACCTGCGGTCTCCTTGTTGCCAAAAGCTACTGAGGACTTGCGAACACCGGATAGCTGACCCCTTAGAGACTTGAGGGATTGAGTAGCCCTCATAATCTGCTTGGCATCGACCTTGTAGGTCCATCGGGTTACTAGCTCCTTGATTACCTTAGACACCTAACTCCTCCCGCTTTTTGCTTGCCTTTGGTAAAAGACGTTGGCGTCGTCCCTAATATCTAGGGCCTCGTTAGCGTCAGCCAGATCACAAATAGTCCAGTGGGCGTTCACCTCGTGAAGAGTCGCTACTCCTTCTAGTATTGGCCTCCACTTGAAATAGTCAATATTGGTTCTCCCCATATTGAAGGCGCTGCCCACACCCTTCAGGAATCGCCTTCTGGGCGGTCGCCCAAAAAATCGCCGTATTGATACCTCAACACTTCAAATATTAGGCGGTGAAGTAAGGCCATCCTTCCGACGAAGTGCAGCCCGAAATTGATCTTAGTAGTGCCGATCCTAACGCCGTCGAGAATATGTTTTGCATACTTCACATATGTTCTCTCGTCGAGCCGATCAATAACCCTACTGATAAACTCCTGAATAGCTTTAGCGTCCTCATCAGAGGTGCTGCCGTCCTTAGGTATCAATTCCCCATCGTCTTCAGATTCATCAGTAGGTGTCTCGCTACCCTCACCCATCAGGAATGACATTCCTTGCTTGGAAGAGAATAGGCCGACGAAGCCTTCCCCAAAGGTTTTGGTGAGCCAAACCAATGTGAGAAGTGCTTTGTCAACGTCCCAGTTGGTGATGGAATAGGTAGTTCCATCAATGTCTACTCTGTGTGGTGCGCCTTTCATTAGGTATCCTTTACAAGGTTGAAAAAATTATTACGGCGTTGTTGCTGGTGCTGCTGCTGCTGCTGCGTTAACTATCTCTTGATCAGTCAACAATCCTTGTACTGCCCCATAGACTAGTTGTCCGGTTTCAAGTGTCCAGACCCTATCGCCCAACTCCTTGCCGAATTCGACTGTGGGGGCCTGTTGAACCCACATCTCAGGGGCACTGATGACAGTACCACTAGCGCCGTCCTCCATATAAAAGGAGAACTTACCAGAGTTGGTGGCTTCATCGGCCGTCAAGAATGCGCTAAGGATGTTGTTGGAGGCCGAGGACTGCATCAAGGTCAGTTCTATGGTTCCGGTCAGGTCGTTAGATCTAGCCCTAGCAGTCTCACCACTAGCTCCTGACATTACGCTCCAGTTGGGGTTATTTCTGTTGACGGTGATAAATGTACCATCAGCGAAGCCCTCCATAGTTACAGTGGCTCCCTCCCCAATGGGCGGCCCTAAACTTATTACTACACCGTTCGGATCATAATCTTTAGTAGACATGCTATTCCCCCTTATAGAGTGACCGTACCGACCACGTTAATTTTCTGAACCGCACCCGCCAGGACACCTGTGAAGGTGACGTTATTCAGCACCCTGTTAGCCTTGTCTTCCGATGGGACATCGCCAATCGCTGGAACATTGACAATGGGCTTCGAGTCGTCCGACAAGATGCCCTGGACTTGCGCCAATGTAAGCCGCTTGGCTATGGTCCCCTTGATTGACAGGATACCCTTGGTTGTGTAGGGGATCTTAGGGGTGTTGATCAACTGGCTAAATAGATCAGCCGTGAGGTTCACCTGAAGCCAGTCCACTCCTCGAATAACATCAATCCACTCGAAGGGCGAATCGGAGACTTTACCCTCTTCAGTGATGTTAACGCTGGCCACCTCTGTGTAGGTGTTGGCTGCCTTGGCGTGAGCTGCTGCCTTGCCACCGGAACTGATAACGTCCACGGTCACACCCGCAACAGTCTTATAGGCCCAGGTGATAGAGCCGGCCGCTGTGGGCAGGTTGAGTCCCTGAATTCCGGTGTCCAGGTATTGAGCATCGAGGGCGTGATACCAGACTGAAGTTCTGAAGTTGGCCTTGGCTTGAAGGAGGCTGGCAATGTCAGTGTTTGAGCCAGGGTCCAGGATGTCAGCCGAAGAGTTTTGGGCGAAAAAGAGTTTGGGGTTATTGGTCCCCTGTCCCTGTACCCAATCGGAAACTTCTTCGATGTCGGCCAAAACTCGTGAATAGATTGACAGGCCATACCAGTCGTTGAGGAATCCAGTAGCGGTATCTAGCGTACCAGCCCAGCCACCAGCGACTACGGTGATAACAGGGACAACTACAGGCTGAGTAGCCCCCAGAGTCACGACAGCGCCCACAGAGAAAGGGGTATCATTAACGGCGGCGGTTACGTCTATGATTCGACTATTTGCGCCACCTATAACCGCTGCGGATTGCGCTCCTGGAAAGTCACTAGCGACAGAGGCTGCAATAGCAGTCATTGTCGTGTCGTGGTCAGTAACGAACACCACTGGAGTACCGGGAACACCATCTATAGTTATGACGGTGCTGTTGGCAGCTACCAAATCTCGTGAGAATGTCAGCCTAGTGACCTGAGCTTGGGCAATGACCTCTTTGATTACGGTGAACCGTGTTGGAGCGACTTGCTGGCCG